TCCTGTGTACAAGATTACACTGACGAACCTAATGAAACTCCTTGTTCCATATAGCGGTGCTGTAACCGACCTGCTCATGGGGACACATGATGTCACTGCCATGCGCATGAGCATGACTGAAATTTTCCTGTCAACCACGCCACCTGCCGTGATACCTACAACGAAAGGCGCATGCTATTGGGACGCCGATGCTGACACGTGGAGTATCGTGCTTTCCGATGGTGTCATACTTCACCTCTGTGAGGACAGCTATACAGCTTGTATCCGTGATGGAAGTGCACCTAATCCTATCGTGCACGGAACTCCGGTGTACATGACAAGCGTGTCTGGTGCGAAGCCTCAGATTGATGTTGCTCGTGCCGACACTGTTGCGAAGATGCACGTGGCTGGCATAGCGACACATGACATAGCGACAAATGGACGCATCAGCACATTCGGATTGGTGCGTGCCGTGCCTCAGACGGTGTTCCCTGCTGGTGAGTCTTGGGTGGCAGGTGACAAGCTTTGGCTTGCTCCTACCGGCGGCATGACCAATGTAGAGCCCACAAAGCCTACTCCCATCGTGCAGGTCGGGCTTGTGCTGAGTGTCGATGGTGTCACAACGTTCGACATGCTTGTAAATATCGTGCATGCACATGGCGTGTACAGCTTGTATGATGTGGCTGGTGATGCACCAGACACTACGAACCAAATGCTCGTGTGGAACAACACTCTGTCCTACTGGACGAAGAGCGATGCTCTCATCACGTTGCTCAGCAACTCTTCAGTTGCTGGCTCGATATTGAACCTCATCAAGCTCAATGCTCAGAACGCAGACTATGACAATGCTGTATCTGGCCTTTCCGCTGTGACACTCAAGAACGCCATTGATGAGCTCGATGGGTTTATTGACACATTGAAGGCAAGTGTAGCCACGTCTGGCTCCGTCCTCAATTCAATCAAAATCAAGGCTGAGGAAGCCGACCTCACTGATTCTGAGAATAGATATACTGCCATTACCATCAAGGGTGCTCTTGCTGAGATTGCTGGTGCTGGACGTACCACCGAGACCGTGAAGGGCAACGCTGATGCTATTGCCACGTTAAACGATACCGTTGGAACTGTTGGCTCCATCCTAAAGTCCATCAAGGACAACGCAGAGGATGCCACGTTCTCACCTGCTGAAGGCTCTGGTATCACATCTGAGACCATTGAGAATGCAGTCAACGAGGTAGGCACTGACGTTGAAGGATTGAAGACAAGCAAAGTCGCTGTCTCCGACATCATCAACGACTTCACGACAGGCGGTACGACCAAACCAGCGAGCGCTGATACGGTAAAGACGCTAAAAGGTATCACCGATGCCCTTGATTTTCGTCTTTGGGCTATTGAAGCTGGTATCCTTCCACTTGGTGCGCTTTTTGAAGGTATGCCATCCGTGGTCACGGGTTCACGCACACTAAACAACACAGGACGGACGTTACGTGTGAACTCTGGTTCGATGAACGCTGACCCGTATCCACAAACTGACATACGTTTTCAGTTTCCATTCAACGAAATTCGAACTGCTAAAATCACCGCTGATTTTCAGGTGGTAAGTTGGCTTGACGAGCCTGATTTCTTGGATGCTGAGGGCATCATAGCTGTTCGAGTTCCAAGGGCATATATATATCTTGATGAGTTTTACAATCTTGTTCTAGCCAAGCATAAAGCTACTGGTGCGATTTGTCCTCCGTTGTTTGTTGACCAGACCACGGGTGAAGAGCGTGCATTTGTGTGGGTTGGGGCTGACAAGGCAACCAAAATGGTCGGTCAAAACAAACTTGATTGCCAACTTTTAACCCCATACTACACGAGTCAACGTGAGGACACCGTTCTCAGACCATACGCTGAAGCGGTTGGCGCTGGTTGGTCTCAAGGTGATATCGCTCTGCGTGATTATCTGCAATTCCTGATATTGATTGCAGGAGCATCGTGGGATACACAGACGGTGTTCGGTCGAGGCGTGTGTGATTTGCGATACACAGATACTGACAGAGTGACTACGGCTAGTGTTACTTCAAACTATGTCATTGTATCGGATGCGGTTGGTGCGTTGTATAACGTGAATGAGTGGGTAAATCTTGGTGCATCACAAGGCAGTACATCAGTTTTTGCACAACGGCTCATCACGCTCAAGGAAACAGATTTTGACAGTGCTGGGAATACGAGAATCACTGTTGATGGCGCAACGTTCACCACGGCTATAGCCAATAGGTTATGGCACGCTCCACAACTTGTGAGTGAAGCCAACTTCATGGCGATGGGCAACGAATGCGGATATATCGGCACAAATGGACGAGTGCCAGTATCGTTCTTTGGAATTTATAATCTGTGGGGGAATGTTTGGGAGTGGTGCGATGGGATTTTTCATGTTGGCGATACCGTGTACTATACATATGACCCTACAAAATATACACAAATCGGAGCAACACAACCGACACTTGCAAACTTCACAGAACATCCGACAAAAATCCCAACGACAAACGGTTATTGCGGACAATTCGCGGGGAGTCCAGCGATACCGTCAACACTGACAGGAGGTGGAAGTTCAACAGGGGTATGTGATTACTATTATTATGCTACAGGGTACGGGGTGTTTCTTGTTGGTGGTTTTTTGTACAATGGTTCTCATGTTGGGTTCTTCTTTTGGTATGGTTCCTATGTCCCTTCTTTCTCCTACTGGGGCATTGGGTCTCGCCTCTTAGGGAGACCGTAGTCTTGGGGGTTTGGGGGCGCACAGCCCCCAAAGAAAGAAATTGATGTTTTTGGTATTAATAGGGATATCGTGCAAGAGATTTTTCATGTTGGTGGTAATTTGAACAATGGTTCTAATGATGGGTTCTTCAATTGGAATGGTAACAATGAACCTTCTAACTCCAACTGGAACATTGGGTCTCGCAACTTTCTAAAATGTGCTTTTAATTTTGGATGATATTCCTTACCACTTGGTAAAAATAATGACGTTACGGATAGCTTGAGAAGCGAAAGCAGGGAAGCTATAGTCAATAGAAAGAGGGGTTTGATGCACAAGACCAAACACGTGTGGGAAAAGATTACTGACATAGATAATATCAAACACGCCATTCTCAGGGCTTCACAAAAGAAGCGAAAGAGAGTTGGTGTGCAACGGGTTTTGACCGATATAAATTATTATGCACAGATGATTCAAACCATGCTTTTGGAAAAGACATTCGTTCCTTCTCCGTACAAAGAAGTCATAATCAAAGACGGTAGTTCTCAAAAAGAACGAGTAATACACAAACCTCAATTCTTTCCTGACCAGTGTATTCATTGGGCATTAGTTCTGCCTCTTGCTAAAGAATGGGGGAACAGCATACAGCAAAACTCCTGTGGCTCAATACCAAATAGAGGATTGCATTATGGCAAAAGAAAAGTGGAACGATGGTTGAAGAATACAAGAAAGAAAACCAAGTATTGTTATAAGTTGGATGTGAAAAAATACTATCAATCAGTTGACCAAGAACTATTGTTGGCTATGTTTAAAAGAAAGATACACGACAACAATACTTTATGGCTATTTGAGAAAATCGTACACTCACATAAACAGGGTCTCCCGATAGGAAACTATACTTCTCAATGGTTTGCAAATTTGTTTCTTGCTGGCGTTGACTGGTATGTTGTTCAAGAACTCGGTGTCAATCACTATGTACGATATATTGATGATATGGTTTTATTCTCCCCAAATAAAAAATCACTTCACAAGGTAAGGAAACAATTGGAAGCCATTCTGACCAAGAAGAATTTAAAAATAAAACACACATGGCAAGTATTTAAGGTTGTGGCTAGAGGGGTGGATTTTCTGGGGTATAGAATGTTTCACACCCACACGATTATAAGAAAATCTACTGCGTACAGAATTCATAGGAGAGTCAAGAGAATAGACAATCCTCCTACCCTGTCTCAAGCGCAAGCCGTAACAAGCTATTTGGGAATCACTAAACATTGTGATTCATATAATTTTATGCAGAGGTTCGTGTTGCCTTTCATAAATATAAAGCAAATCAAGGAGATACAACGTGAAAACAGTAAATCTTTCGCAACAGCCTGAACTCTACACGGCACAACGAATAAAGACGGACGTGATTATAACACTCTATGACAACATCGTTGAGAACAAAATCGATGGTGATGAACCAAGAATTGAGTATACCGCAGATATGTACCAGCTCAAATTGCAGTATCGCAGTGGCATTTTGAGTGCGGACAACTATGAGACAATGCTCGATTTTGCAAAGCGGTTGCATACCCCACAGACGTATGCGGAGGCGCGACAGGCACGGGATGTGTTGTATGGATAAGCTTGGTCGAGAACCGCTGAGGGATGCGATACGGGTGGCACAATAATGGACGAAGAACTACGGATACGGCGTGACATGATACTGAGTTTTGCCAGCAAGGGACAACTTACGGACGATGTGGTCAAAGCGGTGCTTGGTGACAAATATCTATGGGATGCTGATAAACAGGAAGTGGTGGAAGTATATGAAGATTCCAATTGACAAGCAACTCCATTTCCTCTGCTCCTTCGCAATCTTGGTGGGTGTCACGGCATTCACCAAGAACATCCATCTAGGATACCTGACTGCTCTAGCATTTGGCATTGGAAAGGAATGGTACGATAGTAGGCAGAAAGGGAACTATTGGTCGTGGGGAGATTTGGTGGCTGATGTTTTGGGTATCACAGCAGGAATTATCATAAGAGGTATATGATGGAAGTGTATCAATTCGTACTGGACAATATCTCAAAGCTTATGCAGATGCTGTTTCGCAAGGCTGGTGGACAGATAGGTGACGGTACGAACTATACCGAGTTTGAGTCCACTGGGTTTGCAAAGGCTGTTGGTGATGCATGTGCATATGATGATATTGTGATACGTGCTATAAATTTGAGAGCAGGTGCAACTCCACCAGCATATAACACGTTCCAAGACAGTATTCAAGGTGTGGCCTTTGAGAATCTTGCGTCAGATATAGTGTATGGCTCGTTTGAGATTCCACACACATACAAGGAAGGCTCCGATTTGGAAGTGCACCTGCACTGGTCTCCGTCTTCAACGAACACAGGTCGTTGTGACTGGGTGATGAAGTACACCTATGCAAACATGAATGGTGTATTTGGTGCTGAGGAGACACTTACATTCCAGCAGGAAGGTTCAGGTGTGGTAAATAAGAACCAGTATGTGAGTGCGAATGTATTCATTGACGGTACTGCAAAGGCATTGAAGATTGGTGCAGTGTTCTTGTTTGCGCTCTCTCGTCCTACAGGTGATGCATTCACTGGTGATGCGTTTTTACATGAAGTCGGAGTACACTACCAAAGGGACACACTAGGTAGCCGACAGATGGCTATAAAATAGGAGGTTGCTTGTATGAATCAGGTTGTTGTAGACGTGTGTACAGGAGTAGCAGTTGTTGCAGGAGGAGGAATAGTGATGTTTGTAGGTACACTATTTGTTAAGCGTGTTAACGGATTCTTCTGTCGTGTGAACAGTGCGCTTATCACATTGCAATCAACTGGTGATACCATAGCCTTGATGCAGATTAATTCTGCAAAGCGTATCCAAGAGAACAGGATTATATTCAGAGCGTTACGAAGTATCATAGATGCGCTTCAGACAGGTGTTGCTAATGGCAATGTTACTGAGGCGAAGCATGATATCGACAAATATCTCAATGAATGCATTGACTAGAGGTGTGTGATGAATATTAAAGAAAGTGATGCTCCAAAGAATAGCATGTTGCAAGACCCTGTAGGTGATACTAGCTCAAAAAGAGTTGCTGGATTTGTATCACTGTTTGTTGCAATGGTCATAGCAATATTTGTCTGCATTATGGCCAGCACTGGCAAAAACATACCAGCATCAGACCTTATTGAAAGTATATTCTACGGTCTTTTATTTTACTCAGGAACAGCGTTCGCACTCACGTTGCCAGAACACTGGTCTAAAACACTCAAGGAGTGATACAAATGAAAAGGTGGTTAATAAATGCGTGGAACTGGATTAAAAAGAATTTTAAGTATATTCTGTATCCTTTTGCTCTTATCCTCGGTGCTGTACTCGGAAGGACTATCACCCTTAGAGGAGCTAAAGCAGATATTGCAAAGCTACGTGCAGACTACATCGAGCTTGAACGACAGGCAGACGCTCTACGAGAAGAGCTTAGCAAACTTCGAGATATCTCAACAGGTGATAAAGAGCGACTTGCAAGTATTGCAAAGCAATTGGACAAAGAGAGAGCAGAGTTTGACAAACTTCGAGATAATACAAGTGGAGCAGGGGAAGATATCGATAAGCTTGCAGAAAATAACAAACGATTTGCAGATTGGATTGCAAAATATGGAAAGGAAGTTAGCAGTATACAAAGTGCTGAATAACATCCTGTTCTGTGTTGCAGGAGCAACTGTCACATACATAGTAGTTGATAAAGTGTTTCTAAAGTAATAAAAAGAGCCCCCTTAAGAGGGGGCTCTTAGCTGTACAAAGAAATCATCCAAGTCTTCAACCGCCACATATCTCAGTGGACTCACAAGTCCTGCAAGAGCCCTGTGGAAGTCAGACCTGTCATACTCCTCCTGTATGCTCTCATTGACAGCGAAGAAGAATCCCAAGTCAGTCACCATCCCAAGCACCGACAAGCCACCTTTGCGATAGTAGCTCCTGAGCCATGCGTACTGTGCTGGCCTGAACGGAATCTTCACAAGACCAGTACGCTTCGCCGTGACCATCACAGCCTTGGCCTCCATCCACCCCGAGCAGCTCACGTTCACCAAATGCATGTCGGGCGTCCCTAGGTTCAGCTTGTTCTCCACACGGTAGAACTTGGTGCTCGTAGCTTTATCTTTCACTGTGTCATATAATTTGCTTTCCAGCATGTGTCACCTCCCTCACCCTGTATGTACGTGGTCTTATCGCAAGGAACGACACCTCGTCAACACTGAGCTCACGTCCGTGCTTGTCCTTTGGTATCCTCATCTGTATCTCAGTGTACAGGCCCGTCTTCGCCGCCAGATTGTATGGCAACACACCGTACACATGTTTTCCAATGACGTCCGACACATCGGCGTATGACATGCATGGCGTGCCTTCAGCCACCATTCCTATCTTCACAAGATACTTGTACAATGACAAATGCCGTGTGACAACTAAACTTTCCATCTTGTATACCATCCTTCTGCAATCATTTCATTTCGTTGCCTTGGCTTTCTTTTCCGCTTTGATGTCTTTGCACAGTTGGATGATTCGTCCAACTTCTTCTTCCACATTCTCGTCTGTAAGTCCTGCAAGCCAATCCTCCTGTGTGATGTCCAAATCCGTGAAGTCTATCTCACTCACACTTGCCCAATCTGCTCCAAGTTCAAGCTCGGCTTTCAATGGGACACGTAGCTTGTAAGCGTTCTCCATCAGGCTCTTGACACGGAACACTTCACGGATACCCTTGGCAGTCTTCGGCACTGATATGTCAAGCTCATCATGCACAGTCAAATGCCATGACAAAGTATCAAGGACACCGGACTTGTACACATCGACCATCGCTTTCTTCATGATGTCAGCGGCACTGCCTTGTATGAGTCTGTTCATCATGATGTACGTCTTGTCTCGATCTATGAGCCTTGAACGCCGACCAGCAAGTGTCCTGATGTATCCTCTTGACTTTGCAACGTCACCAACGCTGTTCATGGTCATCTTCACATATGGAGCGTTCTCATGGTATACGGACAGCATCGCTTCCGCATAGTCCTTCGCCCAACCAAACAGTCTTGACATCTTTTTTCGTCCCATGCCATACATACAACCGAAGTTCATATTCTTTGCAGAGCTTCTTCCGAGTCCTGTGAGGTTCATGATATATTGGTGGTAGTCTGTGTGCGGGTCATTGTTGTACGTGTCCACGAGCTCCCTACTTCCTGTGCCACTCGCATAGTGCGCAAGACATCGGTACTCGACCTGTGAGTAATCGAGCTTCACCCACCAACAATTCGGCAAAGGTTTGAACGGCTCACGACACAGCTTGCCCCAATACTTGTCACGTCCAGTGGATGGAATTTGTTGTAGATTTGGATTGCTCATGCTGAAACGTCCAGAGCGTGTGCCATAGTCATCGGTCTTCATCGTGTGTATTGTCGGGTGGATTCTGCCATCAGGACACATGGTCTTCTTCAACGAGCCTTGCAAGAACGTGCCAATCATCTTGTTGGCTTTGCGTATGAACAGTATGTCCTTGAGCATCTTGTTCATTTCAACATCTTCATCGTCACCAAAGTTCTTATCAATCGCTTCAAAGAAGTCCTTTCCTATTGTCGGTCTGCACGTTCCTAGAGCCTTGTGCCGCCCACCAGTTATGTCAAGAAGAGTATCCGACATCGTGCCTTCCTTGATGCACTCCATGATATCTTGAGCTTCCTCGTAGGATACAATTTCCTCGACTTCCTTGCCACGGTTATTTGTATACGTGAATTTGTACGGATGCTGGATACCAAGCCTGTCAAACAATTCCTTGAGTTGCTTAGGGCTGTTCAGGTTTATCTTGCCATGCTCACGTTCGAACGCAATCTCGCACTCTTCCTTTCTACATGTGGCAAGGTACGAGTTTACATCACGCACTGATGCATCGACAGGCGTTCCAGTCATCTGCATGTGGAGCTTGGCACGCAATAGGTCTGTCTCCATTTTGAACAATGGAATCAAGTCCTGTTCCTCCATGAGCTTCCACTGGATATCAAAGATTGCAAGCGGCTCTCGTACATCATCGAGTGCATATTTGTATACAAGGAAGTATGGCATTTTCCACAGCCATTTCCGTGCATCACCAGTCCAGCCGTTCTGTGCACAATACTCATCAATCTCAGTCTTGAATTTTCCCTTACCGAGATACTTATGCGCTTGGAAGTCCAAGCTGTACTGCCCCTGATTCTCGTCCAATAACGGCTCTGCAACCTGTATGTCATACAGGTCTCCGTTGACCTTCAGACACAAGCCCTTGCCACGCCATGCGAACTTAGCCGTATCGCCTTTCCAGTTCTCCAACCAATCCACATCATACGTGATGTTCGCTCCGAGCTTCGGCATGGGCATTGCAAGCACGTAGCGCAAGTATTCAACGTTCTGCTCTCGTTCTTTCGCCGTGCAGTCATTGTGCCCAATGTTGTAGTATTCTGCGAAGCCAGCATCATCTGCAATTGCCACGCCAAGAATATAGCCATCATTGCGGTACACGCCTGGCCCTAAGTCATCGGAAATCCCTGGGTCATACGTTTCTATGTCCACACAGAGTATCTTCGATTTGCTTACGTCTTTGTATTTAGCCATTCTTCTTGTCCCTCAGTGCGTTGCGTAAGCTCGCCGCTTCGATGTAGCATTTGTGGCTACAGTATCTCTGCAAGCCGTGCGCCGATTCAAACTCAGCACCACAATGCAAACACTTGCGTACTGTTGGCTCGATTCTGGTGTAGTAGATACCACCTGCTTTTGCAAGCTCGTAGCATGTGTGTGAACAGAATCTCTTGTTGCTGATGCTTGTGCTGAACGTCACGCCACACTGCTCACACACATGGTCTTCAATCGGTCTTTTCGTGCGTTGCTTGTAATTCTTAAACACAATGTCCCTGCATTTTTCTGAGCAGTACTTCTGATTGTTTCTGTAAGGCGTGAACACTTTGCCGCACAGTCCACACTTCCTTCTGATGTCTTCCATGATTCCTCCGAAACTGACCTTTTTCAGTCATGCCAGATTATTGATTGTCGAACTAAGTAGCTATGGGTGGCATACTTATATGTCCTGACTACAGCCACTACAAATCATTGATTCGATAATGACTATAGGAACGTCTTTCCCTGCTTCTCAGGCTCACGTTTATCCTCATCAAGACCGAGTGTAAGCTGTTTCTCATCCTCAATCATCTTGTCAAGAGCCTTCTTCAGTGCTTGCACACGTGCCAGCTCCTTATAAGCCTTACCTTCCAGCACAATAAGCTTATCTCGAAATTCTTGAATTTTCATCTTTCATCTCCTTAATCTTTTTGCGTGCCACATCAGCTTGCATCATGGCATAGTTGGCGACATCCACACACTCTTCAATTATGCGTGTAAGGCACTCAATATCCCTGTTTGGATTCATAAGCTCGTCCTGAAGCTCTCCAATTTCTTCATGCATCATGCCGTTCAATCCTTCAATACTACGTGCTGTCCAATCACCACGCTCAATGCGCTTTGTCAGCTTCTTGGACATTTCATTCCTGAACCAATCCACGGCATAGGCTCTCCGCACCATCTCGTGCGTTGCATTCACCTTGTCATTCATACACAATCTCCTCCTGATAAGTTATCTTCGGTCGCTGAAATTCAGCGAAGCTCTCTACGTCCATATAGTTATCATAGCCATAATTTGAATTGCTATGCACAATATGCAGTTCCTTCTTGGCTCGTGTGCAAGCGACATACAAACATCTAAGCTCCGAATCCTCGTGCTTTAGATAGTTGTCACGTACGTTCTTGGTCACGTCAAGCATGACGACCACTTTGTCTGCCTCGCCACCCTTCACACCATGTATGGTGTTTATCATGAGCCGCCTGTCATACACATTCGGTCTGTGTGCAATCAAGTCTCTATAATAGTTTGCATCATCAATATCAAGATTGAATCGTTTGTACCAAGGCTCGGCGCTGCCCATGTCATTGCGTAGAAAATGTGCTGTCACGAGTCTGTCTACCTCACTCTTATAGCTTCCTGTCTTACGCATCTGCTCATATGCATTGATTGCCCTGATGACTTTTTCATCAACAGAATGTTCTGTTTTGTCAACATAAGCAAAGCCTCTTTTCCGTAGCATTTCCCTGTACTGCTTGAGATACAGATTGTTGCGTGACAGGAAGTAATAAGATGACGTTGCATCAATCTCAACGTCTTCAATGCTGTTGTGGAAGTATACCAAGCCACCCGACATGTTTGGAGCGAACTTCTTTTCCACACGTTGACTCATCATGTCAGTTATACGTGTCGAGAAGTTCAGGATGTTTGAGGGCATACGATTGCTCTTCTCAAGCACCACTTTATTGCCATCAAGATTCAAGAAGTGCTCAACGTCTGCACCGTTCCACTCATATATTGCTTGGTCATCATCACCTGCGATGTACACATGGTCACACTCACCGAACGCAATCTCACACATATTCCACTGCAACGTGGTCAAGTCCTGAGCCTCGTCAATGATTGCAATCTTCACTGGCACTGGCTGTCCAGATTCAACAAAGAATGAAATCATGTCGGTGAAATCAGCATACCCATGGCGTGCCTTGTACGCATCATAGCTCTTCGCCACGACTTCAAATGAACGCATGTTGATGTCAAGCGCACAGCTCTCAGCCGCTTTTGGATTGTTCTTGCGTAGGAAGTAATAGAACAGATACTTATCATCATCACTGTTGAAATCCTCAGTGTAGTATCCTGTGAAGTTCATGTTCATGAGGTCTGAGAATTGTTTGTACTGCTTGCGACCCATAATATCGTCACGTGCAAGTTGAGCCTGTGCATATGCTATCGAGTGCAGTGTTCTAAAATAAGGAAACTCCTCACTTGCATATCCAAATCTCTCCATCGCACGTGTGCGACCTTCATAAGCACCCTTCTTGGTGAACGACACGAAAGCTATCTCTGATGGTTTGTAGTCCTCAAGAAGTTTTTCGAGAAGGTTCAATAGATACCAAGTCTTGCCACAACCTGGCCCTCCGTATATGATTGTCTGTTTCAATATGCATTCTCCTTCAATCCAGCCGCATCTGCCGCTTCAAGTTCTTTCACAGCACCTTCGATGTCCACCATATCCTCATTCTCTTGCAGATTCTTTGCGTAAGCTATCTGGTCTATTGCATACAGCCTGTATTGCTTCGCCTTGTCACCAGTTCCGATACGCACACGCACATCATAGCATCCAAAGTCTCTCATTTTTGAGTGCATTTCTGCTGGCTGATAATGCTTGAATTGTTTCGTGATGAACACGAAGTCCGTCAGGTCTCTTGGCTTGAACAGATATCTCGATGCTTTGTCATCAAAGAACACACGCTTCTGGTTCACACCTTCAAGTGTGACTGCTGGCGCACGTCCAGTGATGAAATCACATATCAAAGACTTCAAGATGGATATTGGTGACGTATCGAACGTCATCTCGATTGCAATAATCTTTATGTCAACAAGAGCGTCACGCACCAACTTCGCCCACGACTCGACCTTGAGCTTCGGAGGTAAGACGTACAGCTCACGGAAACACAACTGCTGAAAAGTATCCTGATGTATTATCTCCATCTCATTCTTGAACCGTAGGCATTTCCATTCAGTGTCACCCTGTGCACGGACGAGCCACTCATAGTACGGCACGTCTTGCTTGTATTGTGTGAGTTGTCCATACTCTAGGTTTGAGAAGTATCCGTCTGTCTTTCCTACACCAAACTCTCGCATCTTGCATTCTGTTTTGTTGCAGTACTCAACACATGGAAACTCCTTGCATCTGTAGTTGTAGTCTTTCTTTCTCAATGAGTTTATGACGGTCAATTCTAGCTCGTTGTTTGTTACAGGAGCTTTCATCGAGTTGTTCACTTCATATAGGTACTGCTCAAAGAACGCCTCGTTCTTCTTCTTCAAGTAAGCACCGAATGAGAACAGATAGTTGTTTCGACCTTCGTTCTCACCAACGGCGTTCAACAGCCAGATTGTCTGCAAGCATGGTGGAGCATCACTGTACGGCAGTTGATTGATGAAAGACAGTACTTCCTCAATTGTCTTCACCTTGCTCTTGATGTACAGCAATGCTTCCTCAAGTGTAGCCGAGTGTCCTTCGATAATCGCCGCTTGCCGTGTGTTCTCCGCATTGTAGTACGGAAGATTTATCCAGTTGCCAACGCTTCCAGCTTGCACACGTGCTTGCTTCGGAAATATCTCAATAAGAACGTTGCGCTGTTTCTTAACAAACACATCCATCATGAGGACTGAAGCCATCTTGCGTGTTGCCTCTATCGCATCCTTCGCCTGTGTCCACTCTTTCAGGAACATGTAGATATGCAATCCACCTGATTTGGACTTGAAAGGTACGAGAGGAAAGTTATTGCGTTCTATAGCTTGTATGAATATGTCAAGACTTGTGTCATAAATGTCAATGTCAATAACCGTGAATCTGCACTCGCCTTCTTTATTTACAGGCACAACTCCCAAGCCCAACTTTCCATCAAGGTGAGCTTGGTACAATTCCTGTGTGACGAGCTTATCTTTTACCGTTCTATTATCGCCTTTCTCCTTCGCGCCATCCTGAAAGTTGTACGTATGTTGTCCGTACCCTGTTTCAGAACCTTTGAAGAATGAAGCGAACTCAGATATTTGATATGCTGATACGCCCATGGTGTCACACCTTCTTTGATTTGTTGTACTTATTGTATGTCGTGTAATAGAAGTCGCACAGAGTCTTGTCGGACTCTATAAAAGATATGAACTTTCTAATTTGTGTTGAAAGCTCATCACGTACGGTGTCAAAGCTGTCCACATGAAAATGAACCTCATGGACATCCTTCAATTTGTTGCATTCTTCGTCAAGCCATTCGCATATTAGATATGTGAAATCTGGAATCAGTGTCGCAAGTGGATATACACGGTGTTGCCATTTTGTGAGATACTGGCTGTCACCTTTGAAGTTGGCTGTTGTCTTGATATCTACAATCTCTTTTGGCTCTGTCTTCTTAAGACAGTCAATGACACCACCGATGTAGTACTCAATTTTATCGACTATGATGGTGAAGCTGACCTTCTGCTGAAAGAAGAATCCCTGCAAGCGTCTGAGGACTTTCATGTAATTGTCGGAATATGTAAGCGTGCTCAAGTCCTTGAACACATCTTCATACACGTGCTGTTCAAAAGCTGTCCCTGCTTCCATGGCAGGAGTCGGCTTCCACGGCTGTCTGCTCAACGTTCCTGTGATGTCGTTGAGTGCTTTCTCTCTCCAACTTGGAGGACACTTCATGAGCCAGTCGTAGCTATCCAATAATGTCGGTGCAATAAGTAATGACATGATACTCTCCTATGAATGATGTGATGTGTGAAGACAGACTATGCCCACCAATTGTATGATGGGCATAGTACATGTGATTCTAGTAAGAGTGCTCTGCTGTGACGGTCTTCTGCGCCGTGCCTGTGCCACCTTCAATGAGGCTGTAGTCCACGCTCTTCTGCTCAAGGAGCTTGCGCTGTTCGACCGCTTCGAGGTACAGTTTCTCGTCCACGTAGCCTTTGAAGCTGTATGTCAACTGCCACCATGTCTGTTCACCGTTGTCTACCTCCACGCTCTCAGCGGTGTACACTTGGTGGTACGGAAGGGCACGAGTCCCATCTGCGAACCTGTTGGACAGCATCATGGAGTTGAGCTTCTTTGCGTTCTTGATGTCTGCGGAGTCTGCCGAGAACACAACAACACCATCAGCCTCATGCCCCTGCATGACCCAATAGAACATGTATGTGTCTTGGAGCAGGTTGCCTTCACGTGTGACCCATTTGCCAAACACGGTCTTGTCCACAGCCTTCTGCTCGGCTTGCACTGGTGTGTGATATCCAACGAATCCGCCACGGTTTGGCTTCCACTCGACAAAGATGTGCTCAAACTTCACGACTGTGAAGTCAACAATCTTGCCATAGTTCTTGTGTGTGATTGTGTTCACCAAGTCACCGATGGTTGCACCATCGATAAATTCATTTCTCTTTCTGCTGAGCTCAGGGCTCTGTGCATTGAGCACTTTGATGAACGGAATTGCCATGGTGTTCACATTCAGGTCTTCAAAGCCCTGAGAAGAGTCCTGTGCGTTCAGGAATGCTGGTGCGCTCGTCTTCTTCAATTCAATGTCTGTCGTTGCTTTTGTCTCTGCCATCTTCGTATCTCCTATTTAATCTTCGTCTTACTAAGTAAGAACACACTGCACCAATCTGGTAGCGATGAAACTGGAACATATTTGCCTGTTATGTATCCAACTTCCCTTTCTTCCCCTTCGACATCAAGACCACATAATGTCTTGAAGAACTTCTTCAACGTTTGAGGGTGCACGTTCCTATCGGCACTGTATGGAACATCATGTGAGTCAAAGAACTCAAATATCTGTTTCAACAAATCCGATGGAACACGGTCAACGGCGAACATCGTCTTAATGATGTCGTCCTCTTTACGTTCGGCAAGCCATTTGAAGAACGCCTCACGGTCTTTGATTGTTACATTTGCATCGTCCTTAATCTCCACAACCTTGCCATTTGAGAGCTTAATACGTGACAAACCTTTTGACTTCAGCAGATTCGGTATCTCTTCCATAGAGACACGCTTCAATGACTCTTCAGCCACCTTCAACTGCTGTTCCAAATAACTGACGGTCTCCTGCAACTCCAACTGTCTCTGCACGAGTTGATTGAGCACCGAGAGAGAGTCTCCACTGACAGCTTCGACTAGCTCTTCATTTTTGAGAAACGATGGTCGTTCATTCATCCACACACTCCTTAATAATCTGCCTCTTCCGTATCCTTCAGCATGTCTTCAACTGACATGTCTTTGAAATAATCATTCATGTCACGTCCAGTACCGATATTCTCATGTACTTTCTCATCCATGGTATGCTTGTACACAATGTCTTTGTATACACACGTTCCAATCATTCCATTGCGGTGCGACCTGTCCTCAGCCTGAAGCCTGTCCTCGACCTTATACGTGTTGCTGTAAAAGTATTGCAACGTTGCGTGCTGGAAGTTGAGCCCAAAGCCACCTGTTGCGGTGTTACCTATAAAGATGTCGTACTTGCCAGCCTTGAAGTCATTCGCAATCTCCGCACGCTTCTCAGAGTCCACACCACCATAGTATAGAGCACAGTTGTATGTCTTTGACAATGCCTTGTGCACCGCTTGAAGCTCGGCAACAAACGCACACCACACGATGACCTTTGTCGTCTCGAAGTTGACCTCTTCCAAGTCCTCAAGCAATGCGTTTATCTTTGCATTCTTGTCAGATATTGGAACAGCCACACGTTCTTCCTTGGCCTCGACATCATAAGGAAAGAATCCACCACATACCTGCATGAGCCGTAGTGTGAGCGACATCTTGTTCGTGACAGTAAGCTCCTGCCCACGATACTCGGCGTACAGCTTCTCTTTCAGATTCTTGTACACAGTCTGCTGTTCATCTGGCATGTCAACAAACACGGTCTCGTACACCTTTGGAGGCAAATCAAGACAATCCGTCTTCAGTGCAACCATCGTGAGAGGTTCAATCAATTTCTTGAGCTGTTCAAGATTCTTGAACTTCTGAAAGGTGTCATGAGTATCGATGTACTTCACGTTTGACTCCGAAACGCCGTGCATCGCACCTATGCGCTCATAGTCAACCGCCGTAAGAACAGGCTCGTAACCTCGTAAAGCTATGTCCTTCTTGTCCATCGCTATGTGATGTTTGACGATTGCGAACGTCTTCTCATCAATGAGAGTGTTGTACGGCTTGCCTGTTATCGGATTGGCAGAGCGCATCATGATTCCGAACCTGTGCTCAAACACAAAGTAATTGCAGTCAAAGTAATTCTTTTTCAAGAACTCAAACTGTGACCACAGATTGAACGGCGATTTCGTGACAGGTGTTCCAGTGAGTATGCATCTGCATCCGTACTTCTGTAGCAGGTGTATATTCTTGGAGCGCACGGCGTTTGGATTCTTGATACGTGTTGATTCATCCAGTATAATCATGACACGGTTTGTCTTCACAAATGAAGCGACATACGGAATGTGTGTCTTGGTCTGGAACGCTTCGACATTGATTGCGAACACTTTCAGAAATTCAATCTTATTTGATAGGAAGAATCTCAGAGAGTTTTCGTAGTAACGTCTATGCAGGTGTGAAGCCTTATATTTGACCGCTTTGTACGGCACGCCACAGTGCAATGGGAACTGCTCATCAATCCACTGCGTGTGTATGTTGTTTGGAGCTATCACCATGACTGCATCTATCTCTCCCTTCAAATATTTATGAACGGCTATGTCAATGGCGGTCTTGCTCTTTCCTGTTCCCATGTCAAAGAAAAGCGCAAATGCGTCCATGTCTTTGAATTTGTCAAAGGCTTCCTGTTGATGCTTGTAGGGCTGTGTTTTAAATATCATTTTCTTCCATTGCTTCCTTCACAGTCTTGTAATGAATGCATGACAAACACTCGTGACCGCAATGCAGAACGACCCTCGTTCCACAGAATCCGACAGATGTGCACACAATCAGCTCATCGTCCTGAAACTCGAAATGGAACACTGCATCATCATCACGACCCTGCATCCTGAACGGATACTCGTGGAGCTCCGATAATGGAATGAAAGGCTTATCGAAAGCATACACAGCCTTCAGTTTTCTCAACGAGTTTCCATAGGTCAGCAACCTGCGTACCGTAGATACACTACGACCTATCAGGTTTGCAAAGCCCTCGATTGTCACGCAATCTATACCTTCAAGTTCTGCAACTGGTATTCCGTGAACTTTCTTCATTTCTATATCTCCTTACATTAAATGTAACTGGTATGCTTAATATAATAGCATATGTCTCAACTAAAGTCAAGTACTTTTATCAAAACATATGCTAGTTTTGACTCGTGACATCACCCCTATGTACAGGAGCGAGCTCTGTATTGTGGCGTTCACCACCCACCATGTCCACCGTGGTCATTCGAATTTCCGCCCTTGCCCCTCTGTGTGTCGGGGAGTCCTTTCGTGAGCATGTGCACTGCATAGATGAACAGCACTACAAATGCAACAGGAAAGAACAGTATCCCCAACACAACCTTCACCCACAACGGTATCTCATTCTTCGTCATGCTCGGCCTCGTATGGATATGCGTAACGCCACGATTCACCGTGGTTGTCCACAAAAGGCCGTTCCCTTCTCGTGCTGAACCCTGTCAGTCGCTTGAGTCTGTCAATGTTCTGAGCATCCACGTGAACTGCAATCGTCTCAAGATGATTGCCGAACCAGAACTGCTTCAGTTCCATGCCATGTGCCTGTGTCGCCAGATGCAACACCTTGCTCTGGTCATAGTGCTCATGCTCTTCACATGGTCTGTCAAACGAGTAACCGCTACGTGACATGCGCCCATTGGCATACAGCTTGTTCACTGTGACCTCATGAAGCCCTGTATACTCAGCGACAGCTTCAGAACCGTACAGTGACGTCACATAAGTGCCATGCTTGTATATGTCCATCTTTTTCTTGTTGTTCATTGCATGCTCCTAATCATATGGTTCTGCCTTGTGCGCCGCCTTGTCCTCATCAATCTGCTCAACGCAATCGAAGCGACAGCAGTTCACAGCACCCTCAAAATCGCTGAACACGCCACCACACTGTGGGCATACGTATATATGTTGTGCCGTTTTCTCAATAAGCTCTTCCTTCTCTTCAACCGTCAAGAATCTCATGAGCTTCTCCTCTCGTCACGCTTTCTGTACAAGTCCATCTTTTCCTCGGCTGGCTTGTCTGATGCGCACAGTTTCAAATGACGGACTTCACAGTGATGTGCCTTATCCAGCTTGCACATCCAGTTGTGTAGCCACGAATCGCTTGCACCTGCTGGATACACACCGAGCACTTCGTTGCAATCCACGCACCGTATCTCCCAATATCCGTTTGCGAACTGCTTCTTCAGTCCTTCAAGCTTTTGTCTCTTCGGCATAATCGGCCTCCTTCACGATGTAGTCATACACATTTGGAAAATACGGCTTTATCAATCTCAGCATGGAAGCCGCAAACCATCTCGTCTCACTCTGTGCATGAGGACTGACACGTTGCTTGCACATGCCGATGAAATTGCGTAGGTCATACTGGATGTACACCGTGGTCATTGTGCCGAGCAACAAGACGTTGCGTGCATCTTCACGTGCGGCACCAGCTTCAACCATATCATTGTACAGCGCAAGCGATTCAGATTTCAATTTGTCAATCCGACTTGATATCTCAGGATTCTTCCTGCACTTCAAGGACACATATGCATCAGGTGGTGCATCAGTATGGCGCAATGACCTCTCGTTGTAATGTGCCGTGCGGTGTCTCATCAACTGCCGTGCTACCGTGATTGGGCAATGGAGCTCAAACGTGATGCTTCCAAACTCCAATGGTGACAGGTGTCCCCATGACAGGAGCTTCTTCACGTCAGGGCCTGTTGCACTGTCACGTGACACACCTGCAATTTTGCTAATGTCTTCTTCAGCGATGTTCGATATGTATGAGAGCTTCACGTGTCCATAGCCGTGACTATCTTTCTTGTCCATTGATTTCCTCCAGAATTGATATAGTGCACAATGAGTTTCGACATGGAATCTCTTCATCTGCACGCCAGAAAGACTTAAGCCCTTCTACTATTTTTGTAGTGAGCGCAAGAGGATAAAATTCATCCACATCAGTGTCAAAATCGTCCATAGCCACAGCAGTAAAATTCCCCTTTCTTCTGTGCCTTACTTCGACTGCTTGTCCTTTTAATACTTGCATACCACAATCTCTCCTTTGTATCTGCGTGCGTTTGTCCAAATTGTCACAGTGTACGGTTTTCGCTCGATAAACTTTACTTTGTGAAAATCGTCAACGCATATGAAGCCGCTGTTGTCAGGGCATAGACCTTCAAAAATTCTTTGATGCCATGTGTCCTCATCGTCTTCCTTGACCTCTATAATCTCACCATATTTTGGTGCCCACTCACGAAGTTCCAGCACTCCACCGTTCTTTTCAAAGCGTGCCTTGTCAACCTCGACCACATAGTCAGGATACGTCTTGAGCCCCTGCACATACTCAATGAACGTCTGCGTGCCACGTTTCTTCCTGTGCCATTCGACAAACAATGCATCGCACATGAGGTGCGCCAAGTGTGACAGGCCGGATTCAGGGTCGAGCTCTTCCTCTTCCACGAAATACTTCACCCAATGGCGCATGATTGCATCTGCATATGCACCGAAGTGCGACACTTTCTTCCAATTGTCCATGGCGTACTTGGTCTTCGCACCATACTCAAGCACCTTCACGACCTCTTCCAAAGCATCCATTGGAAGCAACGTCCACCGTGTCTTCCCTTTTGTCTCCTTGAATCCTTCACTGCTCGTTTTTACTTCACTCATGCTGTTTTTCCTTCAAGATAGCCAATTTCTCGTTAGCTTTACGCAGATTTTCCTCTGCCTCCTGCACGTCCTTTTCCGCATCATCTATGTTCACGTGCTTCATTGCCTCAATCTTCCATGCACTCAGAGCTTCCAACAGACCATATATCTGCTCATCAGTGCAGTAGAACGTGCTGTTTAGATTGTCATAGAAGAATACAGGTACTTTTTGATGTATCTCATTCAGACCATACTTCCTGTGTGAATCATACTCAGTAAGTGTGTTTATGTACACAGTCCATAGATATGCATCATGCTCCTTAGAATAATTAATCACATACCTTCTTGAGCCTGATGCAAAGTGACCCCTGCACACGCCGTTGTAAGTCCTGACGGTCTTGTAGTACTTTGCAACAGTCACCCAATCCTCTTCACCAGTTATCAAGCTTTCTAGAATCTGCTTCGCAAACATGGGATGCTTTTCTGCAAAGGCTGAAGCCTTTTCCATCTGTGCTCTCATTGTGCTCAACTTCTCTTCACACTCTTTGTTCATCCTATGCTCCTTTTTCTGGTGTCGGGAATGGCGTGACGTTCTCTTCCACGACCTCTGTGTCGTCACCCTCGGTATTCACATCATCAAACTCAGGGTCTGAGTCCGTGACGAGCGTGTTCTCAATCTTGAGCTGATACAATGTCTGCATCGGTATGAATATCTCGATGCTCGATGCATCACCGTACAACTTCTTCATCATGCGGAGGTCGAGCTTGACCTTCACTCTCTGCACGTTCACGGATGTCTCCAAGCTCGCCTTGAAGCACGAGCCTTCAAATTCTTTCACTGGCACTATAGCCATACGATTCTCCTTAAGTGGTGCACGGCACTCAACGAATGACGTGCACCGTGTATAATGACCCATGCAACGCATGAGAGGGCAAACATAGATACAACGTGCGTGAGGACTCAAACGCCACGCATGATATCAGCGACCGTTCCTTTCACCGAGACCTTCTTGTCATAGTATGGCATGAGCTTTTCCATTCCAGCACTACTGCGTTTTGCCAGCTCAAGGACTTTGTTGCATGTGGATGCGAACTCCTCAAAGCTCCCACTATCCCAATTGCACAGCGCATCGAGCTCACGTTGCTTCTGTGCCTTTTCTTCAGCCTCAAGCTCCACAATCCGAGCCCTGTATTTCTTCAGGAGCTCGCTGATAGCATCAAAATCACGCCCAAAGAACGTATTGCGCATGAATGGCATATTGCGCATGAAAGCTGGTGTTGCCTCGCCATTCCCATTGTCTGCAATGCATATCATGTCTTCCAATGCATCGGCCATGTTTTTCAATGAATCAAGCTCTGCAACGCAGGTCAGTTCAAGCTGAAGTCCTTTCATAAATGACAGATATTTCTGCCAGATTTTGTACAATCTCGGCACGTTCCTGTCCTTCGCTCTGAGCTCCACACATAGAGCTTTTTCTTTTTCGCTGAAGGCCTCACGCATCTTGTTCATCTCCTGTGCTTGCTCATGATTCTCATTCCGTAATGCATTAAGTTCAAGCTCCAAGCTATTCACGTCACCCACCGTTCTCTTTGAACGTCTCTTGTCAGTCACCTCGTCCCTCCGTATCATCTGAGCATTCTTGTTCATTCCTTCATCCTGCCTTTGCACGTTTTGTGCATCCAGTATAGTTTGCTTTATGCCATCAAAAGACGGCTTCAGTCCAGTGCCAAACCAACCTGTAAGAACATGTGGTTCACTGAGTGTCCCGTTGTACAGTCTAGTGCATTCACCAGTCCTTTTGTTCAAAAGGAAGCCATATAATGAGAATTGTTTGACTCGCTGTGTCTGCGCTTCCAGATTGAATTTGTCACGGAACGGTAGCTTGCCTATTCTTTCCAACATCTCATGATAGGTGACTGGCTCTATTGGAGCGCATGCGTTGGACACACCAGTGAACACGTTCTCCTTCAGCATCCTCCACCTCTCAAACTCACCAATCTCCTTGGCATATCTTGAGGCACTGCCTAGACGTGAATGCACTATGAACCATTGTGCCAAGCTTGGTAAACCAACGTACTCACCATGTGAGCCTAGCCAGCACTCCTTTGAACCTATCCAACACTCATGTAGCTTGTTGTATGCCATCGTTCCGTTGTACTTGCTTAGAATGCCTAGCACATGCATCTCTTGCTCTGCTGTTACAGTGTTCTCAAACATACCAGTGCTTCCATGACTCCAATCACCTTCAAGTTCCTTCTTCAAGGCAGACATATCGTGTGACATGTCACGTGCAGCCTCACCACTCTTTTTTATAAAGTCTTGCAATGTACGTGCACCATCACAAAGCTCTTTAAACGTACACTGTTTCATGCTTTCTCCTCTGAGCTATGCGCTCCTTCTTGCTCATCTTCGGCTTTATTCTTGGTTGCACATGGCCAATCCGTGATTGAATCACCGCGACTCCGCACAGCTTACAAATGCCCACGAACCCTTTGCCCTCGACAAACCTCTTTGTTTCGTCATCAATCTCATGCTTGCAATTGTGAACATACACTTGTTCTGTCATGATTGCTCCTTTGGACGCTCGTCCACAAACGTATCAAAAGTCAAATGCTTTTTGCACAGTGACAAATCAGTTCTTCCTGTCTCTTTGTATGTGCCTGTATCAAAATCGTAATCCTCTTCTGCTGTCGGCTCTCCGAACAATGGACACCAATCACCACACTGACGGTGAAAGATAGTTGTTGTGTTTGTGTTGTTACCATCAATCTGTGTACTGTCCACAGAGTAAGGACACTGCTGGTCTTTTGGTTGATTTCCGTGTACAACGTACAAGAATCCATATCTATCAATCTTCCCTTTCATCTTCACGCTCCTTCGCCACTGATTTAAGCTCTTTATCAAGTTTTTCAATTGAGTCAAGTAGAGCTTCCTTTGCTATTCCCATAGCTAAGAGCTCAACGACAGTGTTCACAAAACGTGAGCTCAATCTCCTGTACCTTCTAAAGCGTATATACTTAGAGACACATATAATCTTCATTTGTATTCCTCCACCCTTACCGTGCTCATGCAGTATGGACACGTGACACACAAGGCGTGGTCACTCCAACGTTCAAACGTGTCCTCTTCATCATAGTAGAAGTCGCTTCCACATTCAATACAGCTTGCTACTGGCATTTCAGTGCCTCTATCTCTCTTTGAAGCCTCTCAATGAAGTTTTCCCTGCGCTCGATAATCCACTTGAGTTGCTTTATCTCTTCTTGCAATGACCTCTCAGTATTCTTTGCGTATTCTTCAGTACGCCTCATGGCATCCTTATGCTCACTTTCAAGCATTGTCTTAGGATAGCAGTCAGTCTTTGACTCGTTTGCATACTTCTCATTATCAACACAAGCTTTCTCAAACTTCTCAAGCTTGCTCTGCATTTCTTCAGTAGCTTGCTCTTGTGTGATAATTTCCATTTCAATCGCTACGTCTATCTGCCAATCCATCCTCATGCCTCCCTGCTCACAGGCGAATCATCATCGTCAAAGAACCAATTGTCAGCGAGCTCTTTCCATGAAATACACTTATCACCAGTGTAGGTCAAGCTTACTATCTCCACACAAATCTTGTGAAGAGATATTATTTTGTACGACACACTATTTGTTCTATGTATCCACCTCTCACGGTGTGGCTTGAAGGTCTCATAGTCAAATGGCACACGCTGTTTTGTCTTTGTTTGTGCTGGTGCGATAATAGTTCCATTGATAGGCTCTATCTTAATACCATACCATACCATGACACCATAAGCTGGCTTTCCATCCATGAAGTCCTTCATGCTCTCCGGTTTTACAATCACAACTCCACCGGACTCTTTCCTGATGAACACACGTATAAACGTTTTTGTCATGTAATGAACAAGTATGAGCTCACCAAACTTCGGAGTCCATGTGCTATCATTCTGCACATCACAATGCGGTGTCGCTTCCTTGAGCTCAAGCTGTGTCTCCACGTATGGTGCGATGAATCGCACACGCCTCTTTGTCATGCCATTCATGACCAGAAAGTGATAGAGCACGTTTTTGTGAGGGTCTATTCCGTCTAATATTCCTACTTTTGCATCACTTCCATCATACTTGATGAATCCAATCACACTCTTTCCAATCAAACTCCTAACTTCCTGTGAAGTCGCATCCCAAATCACCTTGCTCTTGTCGATTTTCATGTTGGTCTCCTTACCATGTAAACCAGAATACTATACGACAATCTTCTATTGTACGCGGAAGATTGAATATGTCCTTGTGCAATACATCCTGCACAAATCTGCTGTACAGAGGTCTGAACATCGTGCTCTTGACGAGTTTTTCAGCAATCCTCTTGCGCTCCACAAGCCACACACGAAGTTGCTCACACTCTTCACGACCAATGCACCCAATATCCTTGCCTTCATCTTCTTCCAAAGCATACTGTGTCGCTGGATTCAAGTCAACAGGCTTTGTTTTTGACAGAAGTTGCAGTTGGTCATAGAAAAGTCCCCAACGCTCAGTATCAAAGTAATTTGTGCCATGTTCCCATCTTCCGTTCATGAATAACTCGGTGTGCACATAAATATCTATTCCCATACAAATCTCCTATTCGTGAGGATACGGGTCGTCATTGACCTCGCATCCAATCTTCTCCAACAAACTCAAGTGCACACGCTTGCTCACCCTATCATGAACAATGTGTGCATATCCACCATTGATGCACGCCACACGCCAAACCGTTCCAGCGTATCTCACAAACTCGTCAGGTGCAAACTGCTGGTGCGCATACAATTTATCCATGTCGTGCACTCCTGTGTCCTCGTCAATCACGTTGATTTTCACTTTGCCCTCCCTGTATTCTTCAACTTCACAGCACATGTACTGCTTGCATTCCTTGAACGTCCTGCCAATCTTCAGGTATCCAATCAAATCAAGATATCCACCTTCGCGTTCCTGTAGGATGCACCTGCCATTTATAAGCTCACCTGTTGATTTGTCCCTGAACCTTGCGAACGGATAGCATTCATTGGAAGGTCTTCCGAGCCACGTTCCGTCTGCAAGCTGTATGTTAGGCATTGCGTGTTTCCTTATTCAATGGAACAATCTCGACAGGTAAATCCAGAGTTACATGATCAAACAGAGCACTGCCATCCTGATTGTGCGGGACGCATATTGTTCCATTCCCATAATTCACAATCTTATTGTCAGACGTCACAAGACGCGCACCGAGAGTGCCACATTCAACGTGCAGTGTTACTGTTTCACGTGGTGGCATAGGCTCTGCGTTCACATAGTCTACTAATTCAAAAGGCTTTCCGTTAAAATACTCTTTCTCAAAATTGCCTGCAACACAGACATATGGTGCTCTTGCACCTTCAATATAGCCCATGAATACACGCTCTTTCTTATTGTTGCCATTGGCATCCCATACCAAAATCCGTTCACCACGATTGAAAGGACACTTTGATGTAGCAATTGCATCGGTCAGTGGCTTCACGTATTTCCACCAAATTCCACTGACACGTTCACCCTTGTTGAAATTTTCCTCAGCAAGGTTGCCGACACAGGAGACTCCATCTTCCTGATATTCCAGAAATGTACGCTCAACCCATTTGTCATAATCATGGTCACGCACCAGCACCCTGTCACCACGCTTGAACAAGCATGCTGAATCGACTTCATAAAAGTCGTCAAGATTTCCCCAATTCCAATCATATTGCTGAGGGTCATCTTCAAACACAGCACAATGCATACTGAAGTTAAGCGTTGTCTTTGTGCATTTATGTGGCTTGCCATCCATCATGAACGTCATGCTTTTATGATTCCAATTTGGCTGAATCACGCCTTGATACCTATACCATTTTCCTTCTTCAAATTTAGTAATCATTTGTCCTCCTTGTGTCATAATTGGTGTGGCACACCCTGTACGATGCACCACACCCCGAACCATGAGACCACGGATAATCGATGTGATAAGTCACTCATACGAGCAGACTTTATGTGGACGGTAGGACTTGAACCTACATCTCTGTTGCTTCCGAGTGTAACAGCACTCTCCGCTGGCCAGTATGTTGCCAGTTACACCACGTCCACTATGAACTATCTCTTCACAGCATGACACCATTGCCATGCACTGCAATCTCATTGAACACGTTTCTCCAATATGCACAGCCCTCGTTGCTTGTTGTCCATAAGAATGCATGCAACAACAGGTACATGTCCAATCGGCTCTTGTGACACTCCACAATCTTCTTGACTCTCAGTGCAAGCTCCACGTCACATGCATCCATGATGTTTGCGATGAATGCACGCCGAACGCCGTATGACAATTTCTTCCAATCATCAAACTTATGCAACTGGTACACCACCGTTGCATGCATCTGCTTTCTTGTTCGTAGCGCATCTTTCATTTGAATGCTCCCTTTTTATGTTTTAAGCTCAGCACAGACATCAAGATTGCTACGCTTGCATAGTCTAAATCAGTTTCAGGCTCACGAAAGTTTATGTACGTGCACTTCCCTACTTTATCATTTTTACGGTGAGCCTTATCCATTGAATTTATCTTCTTTCGCATTGTAAACTCATCTGCACTAAGTCTCTTCATTTGGATTCCACCTTGCGCTTCAGCAGTCTCTTCACAGCGTGCAGGTTGCAGTGATATGCATCCTCATACATCTTCATCACACGCTCCACATCTTGGTCTGAGAACTCGTACAGGCCATCACCTACAGGCTTCGTGCAGTCCTGATAGTATGACTTACTGCACACCTCGTGCGCTCCGTCCCATAGCGTGTACTCATCGCCTTCACGGAACACTAAGATTACTTTTCCATCCAAGTCATAGCGCACGGCGCACTCCAAGACTTCTATGAACATGACTTCATCTTTATCTGGTCTGTTTCGGTGACTGCATGATTCGTGGATACTTGGCGCTATATCCGTATTACAATCAACAATGCTACTCATGAAATAGCATAGGTTGCATGATTGTATTCCGTTCTTAAACTTTGCAGGTCTGTCACAGCTATCAGCCACCAACAATCTCACGCTCTTTTTCTCAAATTTGTTATAGTATGTGAACACTTCTCCGACCTTGTGAAACTTTCTCTTCATAGTATGCTCCTTATTTGATACGTGATACAATTACAAACGGTAGGCTTTGAACCTACAATCGGAGTATACAACGTATGACTCCAATTCAGCGCCGTTCACCACGCTTGTACATTACTACAATTTAGTGCATTCAATTTAATTGATGATGTGGCCTAATCATGTTCCACTGGCATGTGGTTATTATTGGTTTTGAAACAGTTGGCTACATGTACCAAAGACATGCGCTTGCGACATATCCACCGGAATACTCCGAGGAAGATTGTACGTTGCATGATACTATGTTCGTGATCACTTCTATTGCATCGGGTAACACATATGCTACAACTACACCAAGTGCCATCACCACGACAATGAACATGCACAGTATCAATACAAAGACACCAAAATCATGTATTTTCATTTGGGCTCCTTTTCGGTGCTCTTTTCTTAGGGGCATACGGTATACAGTAGTCGCTATGTACATGGTATTCACAAACTTCACCACTTTTATTCTTCACTCTCACTACTCCAAAATCAGGAACTATTCCAAATTTCACGATTTTCTTGTCACAGTCACGTTGCCATGTGTCATGCTCACGCAATTCCTTCACCAGCTCATTTTCTTCCTTTCTAAGTCTGGCGTGTGAATCCTTTGCGTACTGCTCAACAGTGAAGCGCATTTTAGTTGCCATGCTTTTTCTCCTTTTTTTTTTTGTGTGTACAATTATCAAACTCGTACTTACTATTTCTTCACCCTACGCTTCACAATCTTCATGGCTTTGTAGTCCCAATCATTCTCAGCGTACTCCCCACGCCGTGCTCTTGCCTCTTTCATCGTCTCCTCAGTGCACACACATTCAAATCCAGCACCATAATCCAACATCACGTCATACCTGTCCACAGTCTTCCGTACGTATTTCATGCCCATGTCCTCCTACGAACTTCGCCGTGCACCATCAAAATGCACGACAATTATCAATCTCATCGAAACCGATTCCACGCAATCCATACACTGCAAATAGCCTGTGTTGACAAGACTAGCACCATATGAATCGTGTGCAAGCGATAAGAGAGGCGCACCTCACCAGTAGAAATGCGCCCTCTTATGTGTGGCTCTTAGACCACCGTGCTCAATCAATACTTTCCGTCTTCCTCGACTTCCACCGCAACCTCGCCACCTTCATCGGGTGTATCGGTCTCTTTTGGCAAATATCCAGTCCAGCCTTCGGGTGCATTCGCACCAGTCGCAACCAACTGGTAATCGGTCAAGTGAGGCTTGTCTGCATTGGGCACCGCCACAATCCAAGCCCTCTCTTCAGGCTTCGCCTTTTTGATGCACTCAGTGACCAACAGACCGATGCGGTCTTTTCCGATTCCGTACTCAAGGTACACGTCCATGCCCTTGACCACAGACCCGACACCACTGAACATGGCAAGGAACTGCTGTCTCAACGTCACACGCTGAGCCTTGGGTGCCCTCTCGTGCGCCACGCGCTCTTCACCAATCATCTTCTCGAAATCCTTGATTAACTGCTCGTCAAACGAGTTGACAATCAGAGATTTCACCGAAGTCCAGTTTGCACGTATGTTGCTCTTCATACGAGCCCATTCAATCGCTCTCTCTTCTTTCTTCGCCTGAGCCAAAGCCTCTTTTTCAGTCAGTGTCAATTCTACTTCTGCCATTTGTTTTTCTTCCTTGTTCAATACCATATTCTTTGAAGCGGTCAACGACCACTTTTTTCTCTGATTACAATTATATACTAGCACCTATGTACCATATTGTCAATACTGAATTTCAATTATTTTATATGCTGGACACAGGGTGCAGATGCTGTACGTCTATTCTTGACAGAATGCTGGAATGTGTCAGGAATAGACAACCATCGGAACGTGCTGTACAATTATCTAACTGGTGCATGCAATGCTTGGAACGTGATGCACTGCATAGTGTGCAGGATGTGCGTTGCAGGATGTGTGGTGCACGCCACACAGTAGTGTAAATTCTGATTTGTGTGCAATAAGATTCTTTTTTCTATTCACGATGAGTGAACGATGCACACCGCACGCCACGTTGTCAAAATAGGCTGGCATTTTGAACGTGACACTCCCTATATAGGGCTCGGAAAAGCTTGAAAAGACCTTATCCAATCATTGATGTAAATGTAGTCAATATATAGATTTAAATCATTGATTTTAACTTGGCATGTGTTAACTAATTGGTGATATACTGAAAGGACACAAAAGTCACACCGTGTCACACTTTTGGTCTCGTAAGTCTATATAGTGCAATGAGTTGCGAGCGTGTGACAGATGTGACAACTGTGACAGGGGTTCAAAATTTAGGTACGCTTTACTTATAAGACTTGAAAAATGACCCCCCATGTCACATTTGGTGCACTTGTCACACGGCGTGTATCTCTTGTCGCCATATACATTTACCTCGTCAACTTTATTCCCATCGAACAGTTGTACATTTCATTTAAATACCGTGTTCTCAAGTACCACTCTACTAGTTTCTTTACAATACCAAACGCTTGAATATTTGTGCAGTTTAACTTCACTTTCTATATGCTTGTATTAAAGAAAAATAGCCAAACCCCTCCCTTATAGAAATGAACGTGGCGTGCGTTGTGCATTGTGTATCCTGCATCACATGATGTTTGTCATGCTTAGTAGGCTGTGTGTCGTGCATCACACGCCATTTGATAGTTGTCTGGTGGCGTGCACTGTGTGCCACACGCCATTACTACTAGGATATTGTCACAGAAACAGTTCCATCACCTAGTATTAATTGTCGGGTGGTGAGCGACACTTGACACCTGTCATAGTCCATCATCACGTTAAGTGATAGTCTCCCGATGATATGCACTATGAGCAATGAGTCGTCAATGAGCACACTGTACTTGTCGGCTTGATAATTGTCAACCGTTCCGTCACGTCTTTTGACTTTGATTGACACATGGCGTGTGTCGGTAAACGTGTGGCGTGTATAGGTGAACCCCTTGGGTTCGCCATCGCTTACAACGTATGGGAATCGTTTGTACACCTTGCCGTGTTTGTACTCGGCTTCGTTTACAAGAAAGTGCTCTGCAATCGTGTGTAGTGTGCTGTCATTACTCATTCCAATCAACCTCCATTTCAAAAGAGTAGTCCTTTCCAAGGCATTGTGAGAGTGCGCCATATCCGAATCCTAAACCGCTGTGATAGTTTGTTGGTAGGTCACAAACTAGTGGTGTCGTGCCATGATAGAGAATGTTGTTGCTACGTGTGAATCGTTCCATCTGGTGGATAGGTTCAAGCACGTCAACGATGTCATTCAATCGCTTGATAGTGGTTGGCGAGCACCACCCGCCATTGGTGATAGTGATTGCGTTGTTGCCATGTGACGACCACGTTACGGTGCACAGCACAGTGTCATACATGGTGATAGTGATTACATTGTCGTACACCGTCTTTCCATTGTATTCGTGTGACGGTGTCGTGTGTTGCACGTGCATGTACGGATAGCGTGCACGCAATGCCTTAGCGTTGCTTAGGATAGTGTTGAATTGTGATTGTGTCATTATAAACCTGCCTTGTGTTCGATGTTGATAGTGCTGATAGTGAACGTGTCATGATTCTTTCCAGTGTAGCGATATTCAGCGTGTAGCGTGCCAATAGTAGGTGTCAAGTAGTGATACTTCAATGACCAAAGGTGACGGAACATTGCTTGAATACTGGCGTTATCCGTGCGTATCTCTATCATGTTGGAATAGACTACGAGAGTAGCACTATCATTTTGCATGATATGATACTGTTGATACAGTCCAGTACTCTGATATTTTGTGATGAACTCTTTTAACACGTTCTGTTCAATCAGTGATTTGACCGCACTCTGTACTTGTTTCTTTGTCATTTGCTTGCCTCTCTTTATAAATAGTAGCGGTTTGAATCCAGTACAATAGTGTACACGAGTCCATTAGTATGCTGAATAGTACCAGATTTGATAAGTTTGTCTTTCTCTAGTGTACGTCCACACCAACTAGTAAAGCCGTATTCCTGCATAAAGTTGTACACATGACGTTTAGTAGTGTTTGAATAGTCGTAGTGTGGAAATAGCGTTACCGTGCGCAATTTGCTATCAATTACTACGCACAAGGAATTGTACGAACGCAACGCTGTCAAGCTGTTAATCCGTGTTGTGGCGTGCGTGTTGTGGCGTTTGTTAGTCATTGTCTGCATACTGCTGATGGTACAGAATTCTTCTCTTGTCATAATAGTACCTCTCTGTTAGTGATTATTCCATCAGATGGAATTCTAAGCACGCCATGTAATGAGCATGGATTACAGCATGTTTACTGTTGCGTGCTTTATTGTGCTACATTACGAGTCTGATTGGTTCGTCCATCCAAGTAGTGTATATCCAGATTCCAACGAACTTTTCATGATGCAAATAGGTGTCAAACTCGATTGATTTGATGCATTCCCATGGTATTGATGGAATAGCAAAGAGTGCGTGACAGCGTGACGATGCCATTAATCCGTTGTCCGTGCACGTTACGGATATGCCATTACTGTACACTTGTTCGCCAAAGGTAGTCCATGAATTGGTTGGAATGTTAGTCATTCTAGGGAACATTTCACGCAATTCTAGGATAGCGTTGCCCAAATTGAACTTACTGTAGCAATCTGTTTCTGTGGTATCCGTCCATACCTTTACTTTTCCGACAACAATGTTGTCCTGCTGATAGTCCGTTACATTCTTAAGCATTGTAGTACCTCTCTTTTAGTATGTTACGATAGTATTTGGTTGACCTTTGTAGTGGTCAATAATAGCCTGTCTTGTGCCGATAGCGTCTTCTTTGGAATCCGTGTAGTACGTTGCGCTTTCGTCCAGCTTCCCATTAACATACACCGTTACCCTATATTCGTTCAATGCTGGATTGCGCTTTACTTTGCATATCCTCACATTATCCATATTTGTCCTCTCTTTACATGCCTATGGCATGTTGTGCAGACTGCGCAACAGTGATAACCTACCTACCTACCAATCAATTCCTATACCAGACTTTTCAAATTCTTCGTTTAAATCAATAACTTCGGGCTCTTGCTTTTCAGCACTATCAAAAGCTATATCAATAAGCATATTCATAATAAGTTTGTCTATAGCTCTTGAGAAGTTTTCAAATGCTACTTTATTGGCTCTTGCTACAGCTATCTCAAACGTGTTGTCGATACTCGTTTTTAGTCCTCTCTTTATTGCGTGATTATTGGCGCAATCCACACAACACGCCATTATGTGTTGTGTTTCTAACTATGCATATTCACTGTTGTTAGGTGAATAAATCCTGTATTCTAGGATTGTAACGTATGCTTATAGCATTTGTTACTGTT